ATATCCAGTTGAGTTTCATTTTTCTAAGTTGAGTTCTTTTTTTAGTGCCAACCTATTCCACTGTTGAACCAAAAAAAATTGAAATGAATTTCTGCCACATATCTTACCGCATTCTTTACACAAATACTACTTAATATGAATACCAAAACCCAAGAATGCGACGGCGAATGTGGGGAACATATACCCGTGTCCCAACTTATAGAACACCCTTACGGAAATATGTGTGCCCCTTGCATATCCATCGCTAATATTGAATTGAACCAAGACGACGAATCATTTTGGGAATCAAATAAATTAACACAAATGTTAGACGAAATCAAGAAGGAGGAGGAAGTCCGCAAGGCGAACCATTGGGCGGAATGGGTAGTCAATAACGAACCAGCAAGCAAGGATATTGCCAAGAAGAACAAGAACCCGCCAAAAGATGGGGCGAAAAAAAACATACCCGCCAAACCACCCGCATTTATTAAGAGCGGTAGTGCGGGGTGCCAAATTAGCAACCATTTAGCGGTCAAGAAATGGATGGATAGATACGGCGAAGCATTTGCAGACTCAACCGACAATAAATAGAGACAAAGACCACGAGCCAATATTCACTCTCTTTTTTTCACGAGCCAAAACTTGCTCTCTGTTTCACCACGTAGCATTTCAATTTTTTAAAATTTATTGAATCCAAAATAAAAAAATTGAAATGAAATTTTTTTATTATTATAGTCCTCAATTATCCCCCAAACAATCAATAATGAATACCAATACTAATACCTCTATCCAATGCACTCTCTGCAGTCGTCAATGCGAGAACGAATACGGCAACAATCCATTCCCTCTCGCTGAGACGGGTGTGTGTTGCAACGTATGCAATATAAAAGTGGTTGATGCACGGATACTATCCTCGTGCTTTGACGAAGACGATTTAAAATATAGCGACAGCGAAGACGAAGACGAAGACGAAGACAACAAATGCATATGCGACTGTGGTGGCGAGTTTAAATGTATGGGTTGTGAGTGTAATGAATGCGAAGACATATGCATAGCAAAACTCCCGTGTGAAGGATTAGAATACGACCGTTGCAAAAAAATTGGGTGGCTCATTCCATCGGGGAAACGTCTTTGCAATTCACACTCAGTAAAATATGCGAAACAATTATACGATGATTGTGCGGAGCGTGGAGGGTTTCTTGCTGAAGGCGAAGTGCGGTGCGAGTTGTGCCAATACCCAGTTAAATTAGAAGATTCATTTACTATTAACAACTGGCACAGAGAATTCTGTTTTGCTTGCATTGGTGAGGCAACACAAGAAGAAAACCGATATCAACAAGTCAAACACGACGAATGGGTGCAAGAAAACCAAGACAAATTTTTAAGAACACTACCCTTTATCCCAAAAGTAGAATCATATTGCCCGACGTGTGAAGATGGGTTGAAACTTGATGGTATGGTTCCTCAAAAATGTCTTATGTGTTTAGAAAACATCTACGAGTGCAATACGTGCCAAGAAGACTTTGACCGTGCAAACCCCATATGGATTGCTATGGGAATCAAAGACTCCAATTATTGTCTGCCTTGTGAGTTGGAACACGAGCAACCGATAGAATGCGAGATGTGTAAGGGTATGTTTGAACCCGACGATATTTGCGATGATAGGTGTGCTCCGTGCTACGAGAACTACCAAGAGTGGTTGAAAGAAAACGATATGGACGCATAGAGACCAAGACCGCAGACCAAGACTAAGAAGAGGGGCGACCCCTTTTTTTTATTTTTTATCGCCCTTCTTTGCACGAGGCTTCCTCGGCTTCTTTGCGGGTTTCGCACTATCCATCAATACTTTCGCAAGTCGCTTCTCTTCCTTTACTCGCAATTTTTCAGTATTCGCAATCAACTTGTCGGCGTGTTTTTTTCTTTGTTGTTCTTCTATCTTAAACCGTCTCTCCTCTTGAGTCTCCTTCTTTAAGTCCGCTGGTTCTTTGTGAGTAGCACCCGACATTATTGTTCCGTCGGGAATCATATGCATTTCGCTTACTGACATTGTAATACCCGCTCCGCCAGTCTGTGCGTTTTTCTTTGCCTCTGCCTTCTTCTGCTTTCCTATTTTGTTTTGCTCTAATTTAGCAAGGTATGCCTCTTGCTTGGTTGCATACTTGGGTTTTCTACCTCTCGCCTTTTGCACGAGTGGCACGTCCCCTTGAGACGACGTTGGTTTCGCCCATTTGGTTTTACCCTTGGGTTTGGGAGGTGCTGGAACTGCCGTTGCTGGCGTTTCTACCACTACTGGTTCTTCTATAACCAACTCTACGGCGGGTTTTGTTTTTTTTGGTTTGGGTTTTGGTGCAGTTGTTCCCGCTATTTTTCTTGGTTTGGGTTCGGGGCGTTTCAATGGCGGTTTTCCTCTGCTTACCGATGGGCGACTTGAACGGGACGACCTACTCTTTGATGACCCACTGCTTGACGACCCAAGAGGGTTTCTCCCAAATACATTTCTATCTGCTTGCCTTCTTGCTTGTCGCACATCCTCGTCTTCACTTTCACTATCACTGCTACTTTCACTATCACTGCTACTTTCACTTTCATTCGCTGGTGAGAACGACTGTAATGAACGAGCAAGACTACTCAACCGAGATGGTGTGCGAGCAGTTGGTGTGCGAGAACTTGATGGGGATGGGTGTGCAGATTCCTCCCCTTGCGATATTGGTTTCCCTAATTGAACCGCCTTGACTTTTTCTAAAAATGAACTACCATATCGTTTTACTTGGTCGTGGCCTTTGTGGTGTCTCATATATTCCACGTTCTTTGGCAATGTCTCTGGTCGCCCTCGTGATAATGCGGGATGGTTTGCATACGATTCTCCCTCGTGTTCTTCCATTTTTTCTATACGTGCTTGGTCTATTGGTGCAAAATGCTCTAATGTAATGCTCTGCGTCATTGCTCGTGGCAGTTCGTCCCATTCATTCAATGCGGGTTTATCAATAACTTTACGGTTAATATCTATAGAGTGCTGATGTTTGCGTGTTGATAGATTACGAGTATTCGTTGTTGGATTTGCTAAAGACCACCATATGGGTTTCTTCGGGTCGCCAAAGTTTCTTGTTGGAACTGCAAACCACGCTGGTAAATCTAACTCATACGAATTGAATGCGGGTATATTGAGCGGGGTATTCATATATATACTGTCTCTAAATTAATTAATTATTGACCTAATTAATTCATTCTTTATTTGCCCTAAATTTATCTCAAATTTTGATACGCTGGTGGCATCTGCGTTCTAAACTGGTAATTTACGCCGAACGGTTGAGATACCAAAGCGGGAACACCTTGCCCCATTATGGAATGACGACCGCCGATACTGTGGTATTCACGGCGACGGGGCATAGCACCAGCACCATACAGTCCGCAACCCATCCCACGACCAGCATACAAACCAAGACCCAATCCCATACCAGCGGGGGATGCACGTGCTTTACCAATGCGGTCTGCTAATTCTTTTGACGCTCTGTCCGCCATCGCTTTTGACGCACTTGCACGGTCTAATGTTCCTACAGTGTCGCCACCAAATTCACCAGCCTTGAGTTTATCCGCCAACATATCAATCGCTTTTGCCCTAAAATTTCCAGTAGGCATTCCGTGAGTTCCTTTCATTTCGTCTCGCACCATTTTTTGGTATTCCTCGGGTCTATCCAAATAATCGTTCGCCGTGGAGGCAGCCAAACTACCGAGTCCGGGTGCGTATGTGTCGCCAATTGCTCCTAAACTGGTAATCGCCTTTTGGGCGAATGGTTTGACTGCACTGCCTACCGCATATGCAAGTTTCTTGACGCCGTGCTTCTTCAAAAAACTATCTGCTTTCTTACCAAAAATACCCTCTCCTTCTACTGACTTGTTCGCCTCAATCTCTTCGGGGTGTAATTGAACTTGTGCTCCTTTACCGCCTTTCATACAACGGGTCATATGATTCAAACGATGGGAATGCACGATGAGGTTAAGACCTTCGCCTTCAGTGGGGGTAATACGAACGGCGTGCCCGTTGCGGAGGCGAGACCTCACTTTGTCGCTGACGTGCTTAATCTTAATCTGGTGGAAAGGGTGTTCCATAAAGGGGACTGATGCGTTTTCCATTGTATATATACTCTTGCGAAAAAAAATAAAGATAATGGGGCGTATATCTTTTCCTAAACTAAAATCAGTTGGAAAGTTGTGAAAAAGGGCAGTTGAGTCAATCCCGAGGTTGCAATCCTATAGGGACTACTTTATAGGTAATCCGTTAAACATTACGGATTCGCTTTCTGTTTTGCCTATGTTTCAAGAACCTCTCCAAATACACAACTCAACTCAACTCTCCACTTTTATCTTAATAATCTTAAAATAATAGTAAAATAAGTAGAATATATAGGGTTATAGGGTATTTATAGGGGGATAATCTTATTAAAATGCAAAAAAAACAGTGGATAATTAAGGAAATCAGTTGAGTAATGAAAGTGGAGAACCTATAAAGTGGAGAACGCTTTACCACATTTTGCCACAACATACTTTAAATTTTTTAGTTGAACCGCATAGGCATATTTCGTTTGGTTTTTGTTTCTTGCACGAAGCGGGCGTTCTCGGGTCGTATATAATATGTGGGTAATTTGACACTGGGTTTAAATGTTTTTTATACACTGCATCATCGCCCTTTTCCCATTCGTCTTGCGTATCGTCGGGATGACCGAAATACCAATCCACCATCCCATCACTGCGTAGTGCCCCTACTTGACCGTATCGCACTTTTGCTTGTTCTCCATATTTTGTCTTCAATAGGATTATCGCTTGGACGCAATCGTAATCACGTAATTCGCCCCTCTCGTGCGATTCCACTACGTCCTCAATCCATTCGTTCCAATCATATCCCTTTGCAATATGAGTGTCTCGCAAACGGTTATAAATCTTGTCGTAAAACCCTTGTGCCAGTTCATCAGCCACGGGTAGATACACCATTCGGTGCTTGTTTTTTTTCATTTTTTTTGCAATATCGTCTGTAGTTATATCAAAGTTTCTGCCTTTGTATTCAATCCAAAAGTGCCCGTCAATTGATTTGGTATAGTTGTGTTTCTTTGTCTTGTCAATATAAACGTTATTGCCTTCACGTCTCACCTTCACTGAATATCCTTCTGCTTCCAATTCTGCTACGATTCTTCGTAATTCTGTATCTGCTTCTCCCGCATTGATTTTACTTATCGCTTCTATAGTTTGATGTTTTTTAAGGTTGAATGCATTTCTAACGTCTTGCATTTCTTGCATAGTAATTTCAGTATTCATTATTGTATATGTTTGTTGGATAATTGAGGACATTAATTATCAAGAAATTCCATTTCAATTTTTTTTAATATTCTAAAAAAATTGAAATCACTAAAAAATTGAATCTTGCTCGTGCTGAATACAGAGTGGTTTTTTTAATAGTAAAAGTTGTTGTTGCTGTATGTATTCGTGTTTTTGCGATGGACGGTTCTGCCCCGCCGATTTTCAGATTATGGGTCTGACGGATTACTTCTTTCCCACACCGCATTTCAAAATAACTCTTGAAATGCGATTACTCATAGGGGGGTGTATATGATATTAAAAAATGGTATTATTTATATTTTAGGTCAAATTATTTTGTCTGCATATACGCTCACAGACTTAAGCGACACGAGCACCCGAAAGCACGTCAATTGACAAACCACACTTGTATTCCACATACACGATTAGGTCAAGAGCAAGGGCAGACAAGTTGTTTCCAATGATATTCACAGACTTCGGCACTTGTTCCTCTACGGGCAACATACGGGAGCAATCCACCCACCAATAGCACTGGTTGGTTTCCCAACTGAGTTGGTCTATTAATCCACTGGTGAGACCATCCGTCAAACCACCATTGACTGCAAGATGTCCATATTGCTGATTGATAAACTGCTCGTAGGTGTATCTCTCGGTGTTGTAAATCATATTTTGACCCGCAACCACCACGTTAAAGTTAGTGAAAATAGCAAGAGGAGCAGTTGTTCCCGAACCAGCCGTGTCAAAAGGAGACTGGATTTGGGGAACTTGAATACCAAGATTGGCGGGGGCAGTCGCAACTGGTGTAAGGAAAGGGACGATTAGCACGCCAACAATTCCAGCAATACCGTTAGTAATAAGTTGATTCACGTATCCGCCCGATGCGATGTTCTGCACTTGATACTGGTAAATATCGGTGTATTCTATCCGCTTCACGGGAGAAGCAAGATAAGAACTTTCAAAGGTAGGGTTAAAAGTATATGCGGGGACGTTAAGGGTGATGGACTGAGCGAGAGTTCCATTGGCAACATTAGTAGCACCAGCAACACCCGAAGCAAGAGGTCTCGCACCAACAGCAATTGAAGCAATGTAAGAATCACCCAAGAAGGTAAGGGCATTACCCGACCCAGCACTTGCAGAACAAAGCATTAGAGGATTAACACCAGAGTAAGCACTCGTCACTGAACCAAGGGTAATTACACCTCCCGCACCAGCAGAAGTAAAAGTAAAAGAAGTGTTATTCAAATTCATAGTCAAACGCATAAAGACACCCTTAAGGAGAGGGGCGTTGTCAAAGAAGGAATGAAGATGTTTGAGTTTCACTTGCACCATCGCACATTGCTGGAAAACACCCTTGGAAGTCGCAGCCACACCGTCAATTTTAGTCAAAACGAAAGACTTATATGCTTGCTGACAAGCAGTAGCAGTGAAAAGAGAACTAAAGGGTTGAGAACCAGCAACGCCAGTTAAACCAGCGGGGTCGTAGTTGGTAAGCATCTGTCTTTTCGCAATACCTCTGTTTGCAGAAAGATAAGAATTCAATGCACCCGATACAACTGGGGCATCAACAACTGGAGCATTTACGTTATTGCAAATACCAATACCGTTCAATGAAGCGGTTTGCTGATAAGCAAAAGACAAAGCAGAATCGGGGAAAAACCCAATGGTTGCACCTTGAGAAATAACATCGCCCCAAGACAAAGAACACTGCAATTTAAACACATTCCAAATGGACTGCAGAGGTGTCTGCTGAATGATAGTGGTTCCGTTATAATCTAAAGTTAAGGAGTGGATTAATGACCCAGACCAAGCAGACAATGCAAGGGCGTAGTCGCAAGACACAGTAGCGGGTCTCAAGTTGTCCGTCGCTTGAGTAGTAGCGTTAAGGGTCATTAAAAGTGGGATAGAAAGGTATGCCTCTCGGTAATTCATATATTTATTGGAATTCGCAAGTTGCGAAGTGTCTATAACACACTGATTCCCGCTGTAATTCTGCGACTGATTGTCAAGAATATTCAACCAATCTTTACGGACAAACACGGCGGGGGGAGCATCGCTGACTTGCGACATATCAAAGACTAAACTATCGGCACTCATATATAATCACCCAACAAAAAAAAACTGGGGAATCATACTAATTGTTTTATTTGAATTGAATTTCCTAAACTATTGGGGGTGCCTTACATATTGAACTTAATGTTTTTCTTCTTGACAGAAATGGGTTTAACCATCAGTGCCTTAATTTTATCACTTAGCCCCCGACCAGTAATTGCGTGGTATGCCTCTACACTGGGGTAAGAACTCCCTACACCAGCACCACCCTTGTTAAGTAAAATAGCACCTCCCATTAAATGGGTTGTCTGTCCTCTTGGTTTCACTAAACCTCTCTTATTCATTGAGCGTGGATTATACAACATATATATACTGGGGTGAAAAAAATTACTACAAATTAGATTTTGCAATCAATGCCTTCTTCAAGTTCCTTAATCTTAAACAAGCGGAGACCAATGTATTCAACAACGTCAATTGTTTCTGCACGTCTTTATCCTTTGCATCGTCTGTTGCTCCCTTCATCTCATTCAAAAGTCGCATCTGTTCCTTGCTAAAATCGTCAAAACACTTATTCAAATACTGCTCGGTAATATCGCTTTGCTGGTTCATATTATATGTTCTAATGAGGTTATATTTTCCTAAACTTAACGCCTACCCTTTGGTATTGCTTTCTACCCGATTGTCTTGGATTAGCAAAATGATTGTCATATTTGGGTCAAGAATATTAATACCTCCTAAATCCGTGCCGAGCAACTGAATTCGCAACTGGTTATAAGTTCCACTTAACAACCGATTCCAAGAATACTGATTCGGTCTGTCGCTTATCTGCGTTCCCGTTGCGGTGACGGGAGTGATGGCGTAAATAATACTGCTTGGTATAGCGTATATGTTTTGAATGCAATTCATAGAAAGGAAGATGGACGGGTTGGGTTGGACTTGCGGAGCAACGGTAGAAAGAACGCTAAAGATAGTATTGGGGATGGCTGGTTGGGGTGTGGTATATCCCGCTGGAAAACCTAAAATCTCGTTAAAGTTTGCTGGTAATGTGATAGTAGGATTGGCGGTTGTTGAACCAAGACCAAGACCACTGGGATTCGTCCAACCTACGGGCAGTGAGGTTAATTGAGGATAAGTGTTAATCTGCACTGCATATAGGGTAGGATTTAAAAGAAATTCAATGTAATACACATAAGACCCTACATCATTAATCAAATATGTCCCATTTGAAATGAAGGTAAATTGCAAGAAATTATTGAGGTCTGTAATCTCATATATCCCGTCGGGAATAACCACATTGAAATTCACGGGACCCGCTCCAGTATTGTAGGTATAACTAAACTTATTGTTGTTTAATGGTGAGGCATTAATGTTCGTCCAACTGTAAAACATATTGACTTGTGCGACTGCTACACTATGATTGTCAAAATTCACACTGCTTGGGAACTGATAGATTAGCGTGTTGTTATTGCTATTCGGGACAATGTTTCGTGAGGTAAAAGTAATGGTGGAGGGCATCTATATATTGTCTCAACATTTTTAAATTGCCTAAACTGCCGAATTAATTTTGAAACCGAAGAATCTGCTGGTTGATTTTCATTTCGGGGACGGTGATGTTTGTAGTCTTAATGGGTTTGAACTTTGGAGTGCCTATAACGAATGGCACTGCACTACCTCCAAAATAAAACGGCACTTGATTACCAAATGAGGCTGTTTGCGTCTTCCAGTGGTCTTGCTTATCTCCAGTTTGAATGGTCGGGAAATTCATTATACATACTACCAACAAAATAATCCTAAACTGGGGATTCCTTTTCCGCCTTTTTCATTGCCCGATAGTTTTTTTGGTATTCCCTAATTTTCTCCTTATTGCTGTTATAGTAAGCAATTCGCTTCTCCGTCATTGTTTCTTTGTTTGCCTCAAATTTCGCCTTTGCCTTTGCCAATATCGTTTCTTTGTTCTCCTCGTATTTCGCCTTTTTAAGTGCTTTATTCACTGGGTCTTTATACCACTCCTCTTGATATTTCCTACATTTCTCCCTTTGAACTTCGGGTGCTACGTATGCCCCACGCTCATTCACACACTCCAACTTATCCATCCACGTTTGTTCTATTTGCCTTAATATATCCTTCGGGATGTTGTTTTGCAAAATATTAATCACGTAGTCTTCCCTATCTATTATCTGCTTTGACTTGCACCCATTCGTCTTCATTTTGTGTAGTGCCTTCCTTAAACACATTCGTAGTCCAGTTGAGCCGATATATCTTTCGCCAGTTTGGTTGCAAACAATCTCATACACTTTCCCCATTTCCTATACTTAAAGAAAACATTTTTTATTTAAGTATTTACCGCACTAAAAGATATATTGTTAATTTCCTTAATAACCCATCAAAAGCAATTCCTCCATTATCGCCTTGCCTTGCCCCGTAGGAACTCGCCCCTCTCGCATAAACTTCAAGAGCAACACCTTAAACTCCTTAATAACAGCGGGGGCATCGTTGCCGATTGAGACCTCCCCACGAAGGATATTGAAACGGTTGTCCTCTTCCTCCAATTTGGTCTTATTAGGGTTAGGAACGGACAGACGGTCGCTTACTTTGCTGGTCTTGGTAATGCGGTGTAAGAGTGCTTTATCCTCGTCTGCTAAATCCATCACACTTTCAAACTGGGGGATTCCACCTCCGCTGATACAATGCAAGACTTTCGCCAGTTTTCCGCTGACCTTTTGCGTAGGAATATTCACGATTGCACCGCCCTTCATCGTTCGCATCATTACCACATTGTCTTTCAAACGGTGCTTGTTAATCAAGTGTGTTCCAAACTTCACGTAAGACGGTTCTGCTTCAATCCCTCCCGCCAAATTGACGTTTTTACCCATACGTGGGGACGGCTGTGTTGGTCTTGCTAAACCCATTCCAAATATGATGTTGCCTTTCTTCTTGTTCGTTGGTAATTTTCCGCCCCATTCACCCATTGGTGCGGATTTGGTATGATGTAATGACCCGCCCATCGTTTGCATCATTGGTCTTCCTTGATTTGGTTTAATACCGTATCCGTTGGGACCCAACACGTGGTGTGGGACGGGCATACCAAGTCCTAACCCCGTTCCCAATAATTTTTTTGCCTCTAACACTTTGAATATTCCTTCGTATGCTTTTTTCAAGACCGCACCAGTAGTTTTTTCGGGTATAAAATCGCCACCCTTATAATTAGCGGGGAACAAACTTTGAATTAAATTGTGGGTCTCATCACTAATTTCTGCAATAAGTTTTCCACTCACTTTGTCGTAAATCGGGTCAGTGTCTAAAATTTGTTCGTGATATGCTTTTTCAATAATTGCCCTTTTTGTATCATTACCTCCTTGAACTTTATGAAACGCACTGACGCTTGTGGGATACACGGGAGGAGGAACCATTTTTTGTGCTGACCCAGTTGTTCCCGCTATAGAAGAAACTTCCTCTGTTGTTTTACCGCTTTTGAGTGAGGCAATCCCTTTGGGAGATGCTGGGGCTTCTTTTTCTGCTTTAGCACCCGATACTCCCGTTAATTCTAATTCAGTAGGTGGTTGATTTTGCCCCAATTCAGTCAATATATCGTCGTATAAATTATCCAACGTTTGTGGTCGTGGGGCTGATGCAAGAGCATTTACTCGTCTTATTATTTTAAGGGAAAGTCCAAGGTCTCTATCGTCTCTCAATGATTCCAATGTTGCTATTTTTTGTGGTGTATAAAGTCTTTGAAATGCTGACAACTCGGCAAGATTTGGTGTTGCTGATGCAGTGGATTTTTCCGCTGGTCGTCCAACATTCACGTCTTCTCCTCCCATTCTTGTTCCTTCTTCTTCTTCTTGCATTTGTAGTTTGATAAATGCTTGAAGGAAATTATTAATATCTTCGTCTTCCACTCTGTCTGTATTAACAATTAGTTCTGCAACCTCTTTGAAATCGGGGTAGTCATCGTAATCCCCTCGCATCAATCTTTCACGAATCATAAATTTATTCAGTTTTGCCTTTTTACTCATTGGTGGTGGAGGCGGAATATCTTCGGGGTATGGTTCGTCGGGCGGTTGTGGTGCGTTAAAGTCTTCACGTCCCATTCGGGTTCGCTCATTTGGGTCATATGTTGGGTCTGCACTTTCGCCCGCCCACATAAACCCACTTTCGTCTTCGGGTTCTCGGTGCATCTCTAACCGTTTTTTTATATCACCGAAATACAAATCCTCTGCCCCTCTATTTCCACGGTCGGGTAATTCTACATCGCCCTTAAACAGAGAATTCGCTTTATCAAACTTCCTATACTCATTATCCATTGCTCTTTCGGGAACTTCGTATCCATCTGCAATAGCATTAATCAAATGATTAAACCCAGCATCCATATCATTAAAAATTCCCGCATCAGCATATGCTAAAAGCATTTGTTGTTTGGCGTAGTAATGCAGTTGGGAATAATCATCGTAGGACAATGTTTTTCCCTTATTGGGAGCAACTAAATCGGTGTATCCAAGGTCAGTTCTATCGGGGTCATTAACATATGCGTCGGGCAAATCAGAGTCCTCTTGTTGAGTTGCAACTTGTCTTTGCGGACCGATTGATGCGGGGGTTTGAGAAAGTATGTCCTCCCCAAAAGTTCTTGGAAGTGCTCCTCTACTTTCCACTCTTGGAGCATCACCAAAAATCACTTCGGGTGCTTGTAGGGTGGGGATTGCCCCTACTGGATTCTCACGAGCAATGCGTTCATCAAAATCTTCTGGACTTTCTCTAAACTGTTGCTCTCTAAAAAGTAGCCTTTGCTCTTCGGCGGATTGTTGGTCTAACGTTTCTCGCACTCCCCCTAAATACTCTTGCAATTCTCGCAATTGTGCTAAATTAACTCCATCAAGCAGATTACTTAAAGTCTTATTTTTTTGTGCGAGGGTTGGTAATTTTAATGCTCTTTCAAGGTCTCGGGTAAAGGGTAAATTTTGTCCTATTTGAGCGACTATATCGTCATAATTATCTAATATATCGGGGTCTCTCAAACTTGCAACCATTTCACGGTCTGCGTGCGTAGGGGTCATTTCTGCCATTGAATCAATTTTTGCCATTAACGCACTGTATTTATTTTGCTCTCCTTGATTACCAGTTGTAGGATAATCTTGAACGCTTCCTACCAAGTCTCGCCACTCGTTTTTATCCATATATTCTTCCCCAGTTGTTGCAACACCACCAGCAACATTCGGGGCTGTTGTCAAACCATATGCTATTCCTTCGTTTGCTATATTGTCTCGCAACATTCTTCGCAAATAAGGCACAAAAGAACCAGCGGGAACACCGAGTGCAAATTTGGGTTTCAAATCTTTTATGATAAACGGCAAGTTCTGTGCTAAATATTCCAACTCGGGTGTCGTAATTTCGGCAATAATATTGTCCGCTTCTATCGGAGTGGTGATTTCTCGCAATCCCGTTTTTACAGACTGCCTTAACCCTTCTACATCTGCAAGTTTTTCCGTAGCAGAGCGTGTGTCGGGCGGGGCTGACCCAGTTGTCCCATTCGCCTTAAATAGTTTGTTGGCGTTTAAGTTCTTTGTCATATTGGCAATATCCAACGCCATATTGTTTAAATACTGTTGGCGGATTGTGTCCCTACTGTGTGGGGTAGAACCAGCGAAAATACTGTTGATTGACATATATATATACCAAAACATTTTAATTTCATAATTAAAATGATTTCTAAAAATTCCTAAAGTGGGGTATTTATATCCATTTCTTCCTCGCCTTCCCGTCTCAAACGGATTGGTTCGGTATTTAAGATAGGGCAAAACTGAGTCTCCGCTTTAAACTTGTTGGTGTATAACTCCTCAATGCACGCAGTGTTGAAATCATCTTGCACTTTCAGTTCCCACCCATCTCCCAGTGCGGGTAAAGTGTTGATGTAAAGGTTCAACTTCTCGTTAAACTTTCGCTGACCTCCTAAACTCAATGACTTAAAGGTTGTTAAAGGGTGTTTATTCATTTCTACCATTAAAAACACTTGTATTTTTGTCAATGTATCGCCGTTCTTCAAATCGTCTAAACAAAACACCATTTATATATCGTTAGAAAATTCGGGCAACGATTCTACGCAATTCTCTTTTGGAATTTTACATTCGCTGTGATGGTAAAACACTAACGAGTATTTAGTCCCACTTATTAGCGGTGTATTCCAGTGTTCTAAATACGCACCGTTAAACACAATAGGGGTGTATCTCGCATCATATTCAACCCCTTCCACGACAATATTGCAACCCTTGTAGTCCCCAAACGAAACGAGCATACTAAACGAGGCATTCTTCCCGTCCTTGTGCTTCGGGCAAACCACATTGTGATTCAAATGCACTGATGAATACGTATAACCAAGTGCTGTGCCTACATCTTGCACCAATTTCCAAACGTCGGGGTATTTCTTACTACTATGAGACATTGCCGTTTTTCCCGTCTTACGTTGTCGCACCAATCCAAACGTAGTTGCTCTGTGTGCCCCAAACCCTCTCCTACTCGTATTCTTGTTTTTCAATGAAATTGTAAGTTCGTTCAACCTTTTATACAGAGGCTCAAACACACTCGCTGGATAAGTTTGATGCACTACTATTTTACTTAGTTCGGCGATGGACTCCCGCTGTTTTATCGGTTTCAGTGCAAACTCGTGCCTTCCATCTTTCCGTTCTTTGAATTTTCCATACTCGGGATACAATGCCATCAACTGGGATACTGCAAGTTGATTAGGAATCAATCGCTCCGTTTTACCGCCATATCCACCAACCGAAAAATACTTGGTTTTGAATCCCACTTGGTTATATCTTAAAACGACGCCGTCGTGAATGAAATGCTGAATGCTTCGCTCTACGTCCTCTTTTTGGTCTATAGTTAAAGAAAATAATTTCCGCCGATTGATGAGACCGTGAAAGCCCCCAATCATCATACAAAGTTCAGTGGTTAGTGGTCTCGTCTTTTTTCTAAAAAAGTGGTTGAATGTTGGATAAACAGACCAAACAAACGCCTTGTGTTTCACGCAATCTTCAAATGCACTGCGTATAAACGTATCTAAATCGGGATAAGTGGTGTATTGCAAACACACTCTCTCCACGTCGTCGTCCAAGTTCAGCACGTGTGCTCCCTCATCAAAATAATCAACTATAAACATTCGCTGTTCCTTTAACCCTTCTAAACCAACCACCAAATGGTCTTTTGGAAACTCGGGGAATCGCTCTCGTATCGCCTCGCTATATTCGTCATACTCTGCTTCCACTACAAATACCCACACTTTGCTAAATGAAATGAGGTTGCTATGCAAAGTCTCTAACGTTTCCTTCACTAACTTTTTACTACGTTTGTAAGACGGGATTGCGATTTGGTAGTCCATATGTATAAAGTGGAGAGAATAAACTGGGGAATATTAACGCCAATTTCGCCAAATAATCTAAAGTTAAGGAAATCAGTTGGAAAGTGGGGAAAAAGGGCAGTTGAGTCAATCCCGAGGTTGGAGTTCTATAGGGACTACTTTATAGGTAATCCGTTAAACATTACGGATTCGCTTTTGGTTTTGCCTATGTTTCAAGAAACCCTCTAAATTACTCAACTCAACTCAACTCTCCACTTTTATCTTAACTATCCCCCTTTTTCCTATAATTTCATTTAAAAAATAGTAAAATATATAGGATAATAGGGTATTATAGGGGTAATCGGTTCTAAAATGCCCCAAAACCGTCAAAATCAGCCAAAAAACAAGTTGGATAATTAAGATAAAAGTGGAGAAACACAGTTGAGTAATTTTAAAAGGGAGTGGAGAAATGCAAAGTTCCCCACTTTTTAACCAAATCCGTCAAAACTTTTTTCTTTCAAACGAAGGGCAGTTGAGAGTTGAGTTGAGAAGTGTTTTTCGGGGACTTTTATTTTTGAAAATGGACGATTTTTAGCAAATCCGCACAAGGCATTTATGGATTTGATAAAACCAGTCCAAAAAAAATTGAAATTATTTTCTTTTGAGTATTTGGCATTATTATCAACTCAACTAATAACAATGTCAAACCAAGGAAAATTTACTGAATACAAATGCAAATGTGGCAAGGACTATTTTGGAGAATATAAAAAAACCAATATGTTAATACGAATGCATCACAAAATATGCACTGAAACATATATGCCAGTAAGTGGAACAGTGAAATTGGATTTTGATGTGCTGAATCCAAAATCACATCTTGGCGAAAAAAACAAACAGCAACGAATAGCAGAAATTGTCTCTGTTATTAAGACGAATCGGGTGCTGGGGAATCCCCTTTCCAATGTATAACCTCTAAAAGACCCTTACGGAACCGTGTGGCGGGGTCGCTTTCCATATCCACAACAAGAGGTGAGAATTTTTCAGTAGTCGCATACTCGTATATTTGTTGCAATTCTTCTCTGTTTAATCCCAATCCCAACTCACTTAATATCATACGTGCATCACGAGCCCCCGACAGTTTTAAAATAACCAAGTAGGAGCAATTACACCTCACCACTTTAGGAACTTGATAATAATTCTGTGCTAAATAGATTACAGAGCAGTTTTTTTTACGAGCACGGATGTAGTAGTTCATAATACCGTCTTGGTTCTTCATTAATTGTAAATCATCAAAGCACACAAGGTGATTCACTTTTTTATCAAACTTATCCAACTGGGGCAAGTGTTCTATTCCCTCTTTAATAGCAATGGACGGGCATTTTTTAACCAAGAACGAATACAAAGGTTCGTCCTTATTCTTGGTAATAATGGTAATGTCCTCAAATGTGCCCTTTTCCCCGCACGAAAATAGGTAAATCAAATTTACAAGAAAATTGGTTTTGCCCGACCCACTGGGTGCAACGATACACATACGAAAAGGTAAAGAAAGGTTGTGTAGGTGTTTGTTTGGATTCTCTGCATTATCAAGCATATCCTTTGGGATTCGCTCATAGAAGTTGATAATCTTGTTTGGTGTTGCAGAACTCATATTATATAGAGGGATATTTTTTTCCTCCGTGATTTAAACTATTTAGCGTATTTGCTAAACTTAATTTGTCAAGGTATATATATACGATGGCAACCTATCCTCCACCAAGTTTTTTCAGTAATATTTTTGACAGTAATGCTTTTATACACTCAAGCACTGGAACGGGTTTAACACAAGCAGAGGCAGATTTGCTTTACTATCATTATCCAGTAGGGCAAGCGTTTCAAACATTACAACAGACAGACCACACTGGTTTAGCAACATTCAATGCGGGGATTGACATTAACACGGGAACACTCAAGTTCCCCGATAATACAGTGCAAACAACCGCATTTACGGGTAGTGGTGGTGCTGGTAGTTTATCGGCAACCTTATTAGTAGGCAACTCTGCTGGAGCAACTGATATAAATATGAATAACAATGACATCACCAATTGTGCGACAATAAATACAGTAGAATTTGACAGAGGTAATAACGCCCTACAAACAACAAGCATTAATATTGGAGACGGGAATTTAGTAAGCACAGCAAATAGTAGTGGGTTTAACGTAGCGATTGGTTCGGGGTGCTTAAAAGGTTCTTCGTTTTCGGGTGAAAGCAACATTGCTTTTGGTAATAGCACTTTACAAAGTCTTACAACTGGGTCTTTCAATCTTGGTATAGGGTCAGTAGTTGGAACGGGTATGACAACGGGACAACACAACGTCGCAATTGGTTATCAAGCAAATCAGCAAATGACATCGGGGTCTTATTGTTTGGCGATTGGTGATATAGCGGGGTCTGCGGGAGGCGGAGGAAATACGGCAGTTGGTTCAACCGCTATTGGTCGTAATGCAAAATGGACTGGTTCAAATCAAATTGTTATTGGAACATCAAGTGAAACTGTTTATCTAAAAGGCAACGCCCAAAACGAAGGAACAACTACAATGTTAAATAATCTTTCAATGGGAAGCACAACCGCAATTGGAAACAGACAAATCAGTAGTTCTTATTACAACTTTTACGCAACTGACAACGTAGGAAGTCTTACCTATTCGGGTAGATTGTATGGTAATTTAAATAGTATTGTGTATGATTGTCCCGATGTTAATTCAAGTGGGTCATCAGCACACGTATTTTATAACTATAACAACGCAACCGTATTGAACTCTTTAACAATATCAAATACGGGAATAACAAACAATACACCTCAACCCGCATCAAATGATACATCAACAATAGTTCCAACTACTGCTTGGGTTCAAGGTGCGATTATTGCTGGTGGTGGTGCTGGTAGTTTGTCAGCAACCTTGTTAGTAGGCAATAGTGCGGGAGCAACTGATATAAATATGAATAACAACGACATTACAAATTGTGCTACTGTAAATGCCCTACAAATGAGTAGCAGATTAACCAATATAAATATTGGAAGTGGAAATCAAAATCTCACCTCAACTGGAAACGGATATAATATTGCAATCGGCAATACCATAATGCCTCTTATTACAACTGCTAAAAATAACAATATGTTAGGGTCGTCGTCGGGTAGTGGTTTAATTGACGGACAAGGTAATAATGGTGTTGGGTCAAATGCCTTAAATGCTGTATCAAGTGGTAATTTTAACGTTGCGATTGGAAACAACTGTGGGAAATTTCTTACAACTGGGAGTTATAATGTGTTTTTAGGTTCTCAAGCGGGACAAAACAATGTATCGGGAACTTATAATGTTTGTGTAGGAAACGGGGCGGGACAAACAGACACGGGTAGTAGTAATACTTGTTTAGGTAATGTGTCATCCATTGGAGGGGGCGTTTCAAACTCCACTGCTGTAGGAGTAGGGGCAACCACCTCAACCGCAAATACAATTCAATTGGGTAGGACAAGTGAAAATGTGAATTGTCCTAACACATTGTCAGTTGCTGGAACAATAACAAATACGGCAACACAACCAGCATCAAATGATACATCAACAAAAGTTCCTACGACTGCGTGGGTTCAAGGTGCGATTACTGCTGGACTTCCAGTGGCGGGTATTAATCAAATGTGGTCTTGGAATTGCTTTAACATTACGGGGACATTGTCGGGCGGTTCTATTAGAACAGCAAGTTTAGTGTTGCCCTATTCAAGTGCTATTACCTTTAGCACAAGTTGCCGAATAGAATTTAACTATGCGATATTTTCCAATTCTGCTACTACTCAAACAGTAATTCCAAATTTATTATCCGCATACACGGGTCAATCGGGCGGGACAAACGTAAATCCAAACACTATCAGTATGGTAGATTTGGTATTTAATCCAACCACAGCAACAATGAACTCTTTTGTTTGTCAATCCACCTTCGCTAATGTATTTACTAATACAACAACTAAATATTGGAGAGGGAATAGTGCTTATAATTTCGTTCCTATCAAATTCGCCCAGACTGCACCAATAACTTTAAACAGTCCATCTGCGGGGTTTATGACGATAAATTTAGATGTTGGTTTTCCAGCAATTAACTACAGTTCAAATCCCAATTATCTCGGCAACTTGTGTTCCATCGCTACATCAATAAGGATTACCGCAAGTCAAGCAACAACCACTGATACAATAGGACAAACAACATATAGTTCGGGAGTTGCATATTTCCTTTAATGCGGGTTTAGGAGATTATTTTATCCGCTGTATATAATATGGCGACTTTTGAAACCCCCGATTATATTATTGGAAACTCTGCAAGTATTACCTCAAGTCTATCCTCTGTTTTAACTCAATTAGACCAAGCACTCCAAGCACTACAACCAGCACCAAATTCTTCAACAGTTTTATTCAACGATACTGTTAGATGCTATGCTGGTGGAGGATATACAACCGAAATGAAACCATCAACAATTACGCAAAACGAATCAGCAGTAGGAACACTAACTTATATGCCCTCATTCAATCTACCAGCGGTAAGCAATCAATCAATCCAAATTCCACCATTTAATGCTAATCCGCATCAAATTATTTTACAATCCAGTCCAATTCCTTTAATTGATACATTAGTTCCTACTGGATATACTCTTGCTGGTGAGATAGTTAATTCGTATGTTTTTACTGGGTCATATATGGTATTAGGGTGTGAGAGTGGAAATGTTTATTACTTTGACGGAAGTAATTGGTCTTTGGTTGCTACTTTTAATGGTTCTATAAGGTGTGTATATTGGTCTGCTAATCAATCAAAATTATATGTTGGAGGTAAGTTTGATACTTCTACTTACCCCGCCTATGTTGGTGGGTTGAATAATGTTTGTTGGACGCAATACCCTAACACTTTTGTTAGTATTGGAGTTGATACTTGGAATAATTATAGTGGAAATGGTTTTAATGGAGCGGTGAATGCGATTACGAGTGATGGTAATTATGTATATTTTGGAGGTGAGTTTGATAATATCTTTAATGGTGGTTTGTATTGTCCTCATTTTGCTTGTTATGATTTGGCGACTACTCAATTCATTTATGATTTGGGAGGGTATGGTGGTGGTGGTGGTTTTGATAATTATGTTTATTCTATGAATATATTAAATAGTGTTCTTGTTGTTGTAGGTCAATTTGCGAATGTTAATTCTAATATTGGTTCTGCTAATGTTAATTATTGTATTGGAATGCTTATGTTTAATGGAGGAAACGGACATTTGGTTAATCAATATAATTATCTTGGAAATGGTGCTTCTACTTTATCTTATCCAATAACTACTTATGACGCAGTAAAAACAGACAATAGCACTTATTTTTATATCTCGTCAAATGATATTTTTAATGGATTAAATTATTTGTTCCAAGCACCTTATTACTCCATTCCTTCTAATAGTGTTATAGGAGCAAATGCTTATGATACTCAACAGACAAGTTTTAATTTAAATAGTGGGTTTCAATCCGTAGGTGGAAATAGTAAATATTTTTTAAATGGAAGTGAAATAGCAACATTTCCTTTTGGTGTTTATACTTATTGGAATTATTCTTATAGTAGGCAAGAGTTTTTAGATACTGGAAGTGGAACTATATATTATTTTGGTGGTTCAAACACAAATACTTTTACCTTACAGAGTGGAAGAACTTTAATAAGCACTGGAACAACTTATAGTGGTGGTTGGAAAATAACGCCAAGCGGTAATGGATATGGGTGTAGTGGTGTCTTACTTTGGAATGGGAATTGGTATATTCCTTTATCTGTATATGGGAGTGGAATACCATATTAGTATTGTTTGGAATTAAAAATCTCATTATAAATAAATGAATACCAACACTTTTGATTCTGTTTTTTGGATAAGTTTTATAACTATTGTATCGGGTATGATATTGAAACTCGCCAGTATGTGTAATAAAAGCAAATGTAAAGAGTGTTCCATTTGTGGTGGTCGCATTAAGATTATTAGGGATATTGAGGCAGAAACTGAATTAGAACTCGCACACCCCCCAAGTCCAAGTTCAAAGTCTTTAGGGGATACAGCGGAATAATCCGTATTTTAAAATCGCCCAACATAATATGGTCTATCAAATTTTACCTTACACCAAAAAAAGAGCAAAAGAATTAGGAGTCAAGATTTTTCCCAGCGACAAGAAAGATAAGAAAATTGAAGTGTATGATTGGAATGGTGTTTTCATTTGTTATATAGGCAGTGCATCATATGGTGATTACCCACATTATTTAGAAATGGAGAAGCAAGGTATAAAGCCCAAGGGGTATGCAAACGAGAGACGGCGGTTATACCATATAAGGCACGGGAAAGAACCAGAGAGATTGGGCGATGAGTATTTAGGTTCTCCCGCATACTATGCAAAAGAGTTGCTTTGGTAAAATTCGTTAGTTTAGCAAAAATAAAAAGTGGATATATATAAATGCTTGCGGACGACCAAATAGAATCTCTTGCTCCCAAAATGGGAGTTCCTCTTGAACGATGTTGTTATAAGTCGCAATTGGCAGACGAACCGCTTGAATACAACCGTGCATATGTAGTGAATTTTGACGACGAGTTTGACGAGTGTGGAGGATTGAATCAAGGCAGTCATTGGGTTTGCTTCCAAGTGAATAAGCACCCAAACGGCAAGGTAGAGGGAATTTACTTTGACCCGTATGGGCTTGCCCCTCCCAAGACGATAAGCGAATATATTGGGAAACAAATACCACATACCGATAAGGACGTGCAAGGTGTTTTAGGAAATGTGTGTGGGTATTTCTGCCTTGCAATGTTGCACTGGATAAACGCATACCACGGGCGAACCAAAGACATATACACAGACGTAGAGCATTTCTTGGAGTTCTTCCTTGACATCAACAAGAAGGACGACCAAGCAAAGCAGAATGAGTATATCCTTAAGCAGTTCTTTCGCAGTCCCGACAGCAAGGAGCCCGTAGAGGTTGATTTAGGGAAATCATTTAATAATGGTTAAATCCAAATAAAAAAAATTGAAATGGAAATTAATATATATATTAACTACACTAAACATATTAAAAGCAACATAGTTAATATATATATAAATGAGTTCAAATAACAATTTAAAAATATCAAGAGGTATATATAAAATGGCAATCAAGGAATACATTAGAAGCAAGCGAGCGTTGAGCGAAAAGTCTTTAGACACGTATTGTAGTGTAGCAACATCATTCTATTCTGCATTGTTCCCCGAGGACGCAGAAGGTCTCACAGTGGAGAAAATGGAATTGATGAATAACCCCGCTTTAGTAGAAAACATATTGGAGAATCACGAAACCAAATTCAAGAAAATCGCACAAAAGAAAACGGTGCTTTCCACGTTGGCAGTCTTGTTTGAATTACAAGCGTATAGGGATATGCTGTTGAAATTGAGCCGAGAACAAAAGGCGGTCGTGGATTTACAAGTGATGACCCCCGAGCAAGAGGAGGCGTGGGTGGATAGTGCCGAGATGCTGACAGTGCTTACCAAGTTGGAAAAGAATGCAACGGCGATTTACAAGAAGAAAGACTTGACACCCGCAGACTTGCAAGAAATCCAGCAATACATTATCCTATGCGTTTATTGTGGAAAATATATCGCACCAAGACGTAGTCAAGATTATTTCAATTTCAAGGGAAAGAATATTGACAAGGCGTTAGACAACTTCTTTGACAAGGACACCGACGAGTTTGTATTCAATTCGTTCAAGGGGCGATTCGTAAATTGCAAAGACAAAGATGGTAATGCACGAGTGTTGGAGAAGGCGACACAACGAGTGCCGATTCCTCCCGAGTTGAAAAAGATTATTGCCAAGTGGTTCAAGACGACGGGACACGAATTCCTCCTCTTTGATATTCAAGGCAAACAACTCAACGCCTCGCAACTCAATCAGCGTGTGAATAAGATGTTTGGTAAGTCCAAAGGTTGCGGGATTAACCAAATGCGACACACTCACCTTACCGAGAAATACGGGCATATGATAGACGACAAGAAGGACTTGGCTGGTGAGATGACAGCGATGGGTTCTTCTATTGGCGTTGCAAATTATTATATTCAATCGCACCCATCGTTGCACCCAACACCGCCAATGCTTGAGGGAGCGAATGGAATGCACCCGTCCCACGTAAGCACGGAAGTCCTTGTGTTGCCCCCATTCCCGCCACCAACAACTCCCATTGTGGTTGAAAAGAAGGCAAGGAAGCCCCGTGTCAAAAAGGCGGTTGTTGAAACACCAGTGTCAGTCGCAACGGTAGAAAGCGAACCCGACGATGATATTGGCATTGAATGGACGCCTTGCCCGAGTTGTAAAATGCGTGTAGGTATGCACTCAGTAATTGAGTCCATTAAATGTGGTTTAATGACGACCGAACAATTCGCCCAATCATTAACACCAGTGCCAATTATTATTGACGTAGTCGCAGAACCCACACCTAAAAAGGTGAGGAAACCTTACACCAAAAAAGCGGTAGTTGCAGAAATTGTGTAATCATATACACCCCCCTACGACCTATTCAAATAATTCCTTTTTTTATTAAAAGGCATTATTTTCAAATACTAAAAGAGATAAACAACTCTCCACTTTCAAACTCAACTGTTTTTTTTGGGTTTTAATAAGATTGTCCCCTATAAATACCCTATAACCCCTTATTATATCTATTATTTATTACTATTTTTAAAAAATATAGTAAAAAAGAGGGTATAAGTGGAGAGTGGAGTTGAGTTGTATAGTTTGCAAGGTTTCTTAAACATAGGCAAAACAGAAAGCGAATCCGTAATGTTTAACGGATTACAAAAAAAACAGTCCATAAGGAACGGCAACCTCGGGATATGATAAACTAATATAAACAAACAACTTTCAACTGGGGCATTTACATATCGCCGTCATCGCCTTCTTGTTCCGCTTTCCACGTAATGTTGTCGTAGTAAATCTTGCTGTTGCTTGGGCGTGAATAGATTTTGCACGATTTGAGTTTGCGGGACATTGCACTTTTGGATTTCATTTGTTTAGGGTTGTTGTTTGTATGGCACCACGATACGTAGCGATTGTAGAACTCGGTGGCATTAATATTAACACCGCTGTCAGTTGCGAGAACATCCACACAATCCGCAAGGAAATCACTTACCGTATCCAGTTGGGCGTCTTGGTGTTCTTGTTTGACAGCCAACATAGCGGGAGTGTGCGTGATTTTGCTAATGATGTTCCCACATTGCATTATATAACTGAATATGGAATTCTTAATTAATGCAAGTTGTTCTTTATACGTAGCATCAATAGGGAATATCGCATTGAATGGGAAATTAACAAGTCGGGCAATCATTGATGGTTCTTTATTAAAATCGGGAAACAAATTCAACGCCATAAACGGGCACGCAGTGGGGGTAATGGTTCTGTTTTTTTCGTGAAGCGTTCGCAAGTCAATCTTGTCGCCACCAGTAATGCCCTTGATTCCCGCCTCATTGAGTTTATCGCCCTCCTCAATCTCACTACAAAAGCCGATACGGACTTTATCCAGTTTCTCATAATCGGTATTCAATGAACTACCCGCACGTTTCCCCATATCCACGAACAATGACTTTGCAAGTGTATCCATTGCATTACCAAATATGTTATTAAGAATGTCAAACAAGGCGGACTTGCCGTTAGAACCACTGCCCGAACAAATGAATAAGTATCGTAATAATGTTCCCGACATCGCCGTCTTGACAACATCAATAAACACTTGTTGGGTTTCTGTATCGCCACAGAATAGGGAATTGAAATAGTCCCTACCAGCGGATATGTCCGTAATAAGTTCAACGGGGCATTCGTAATCAAACTTGTCCTCTACCGTTCGCTCACGGGTGGTATGCGTTTCAAACTCATACATAAGACCGCCTTGTAATGGGAGTTGCATTTTGGTTGTGTTGAATCCATTTTTGAATTGGGAGTCAATGCATACCTCCTTGAGTTCCTTGTAAATATGCGATTTTTGGGTGCTGTCCTCACACTTGCCACTAATGCCCTTGATACGTAGGCACTTTTCTTTGTGTTCTTTAACCGCTTCTTTGTCATTGACATCGGGGGGATTATCCACGTATGCTTGGTGTATTTGCAATAACACTTGATTTGCCACACCCGAAATGTATTTACGTGGCATATCTTCTTTATCCAATACCCAACACTTGTTTTCAAACATATACCACGTCTTGTCGCCCACGAATGCGATACGACGTTGCATTAATAGTTTGATTGATTCGGCAATGCGTGTATGGGTAGGATTGTCAATACAATCAATAAACTTGTCAAGAACCGTTTGGCAAATAGCGGTTGCTTCTTCTACGTCATCGGGTAATTCCATTTTGTCTTTCAGCATTTCGTATGCGTCCATCAAGGCGGTTGCTTCGGTTGGTTCGGTAATTTCAAAGTCCAGTTCCTCATCAGTGTATCCCTTGTCAAATGGTTTGGTAGTAAGCAATAGTTCGTATCCAGTTGCCTCTTGGATTGCGAGTTGTGCCTTGTTGAGTTGCAATTTACTAATGCCCCCTATTTTTAATTGGAGACCATCATATGCAAGGACAACCTCACGTGTATTACGCCCTATGAGTTTTTCTTTTGTAAAATGTGCTACAAGCGATTCAAGCACTTTGCGTTCCTCATCTTGCAATACCCACGATACAAGCGAACCTTGGTGGTTCTTACTGCCCTCATCAAATAGGGTTTGTGCGAGTTCGTGGTATTCCACTTGTAGGCGTTGGTAGATGTCGGCCATTTCTGTAGCAAGTTCGGTAATCCACTCGGGAGGGGGAATATCGGGCAACCCATTTGTAGCAATCCAACCACGCCAAGCACCATTATACAACCCACACATAATGAATAATTCCTTGCACGCATCGTCATCATTCAAATACGATTCGCCCTCAACGGTGAAATGTTCTCGCAACAATTCGTAGTAGTGAGGGCGACGTTCGCAATAATCGTTCAGCACACGATATTCCCTCTTGAATTTTTGATTGAGTAAGTTAGGGTGGCAGTTATAAATGTCAGTGTCAATCCATTTGCCCTTGCAGAACGTGTGGCGTATTTGTTTGCGGACAGTGCAATATCCTAACGACTTGGCGGGATACACACGCCCACACGCCTTGCCAGCACTGAACGAATACCGAACCTTGAATGAATCGTTGAACTGGGATAGGTCTTGCGACATTTCCCACAGCCCACGTTTCGTGAAGGCAAGTTTCACGCCGTTCTTTGCAAGTTTGGTTAGTATCAGCGACATTTGTTCCCATTCGTTTTCGTATTGACAATCCAACCCAGCGATTTTACCGCCCGTGGTCTTGAGTAGTCCTTCTTTCCATAGGAGTTTAATAAGGGTCTCTGCATCCCAGCACTCGGTGGCGATATATCCATTGATTGTAGGTTTCGCCTTAATGTTCTCGGTTTGTTCTTGGGGTGTTTCCATTCTTGTATTACTATTAGATTTTATCTTTAATATGTTTAACGCAATCATTTATATTAATATTAACTTTGGAGAATTTCATTTCAATTTTTTTTATTTCAATTTTTTTAAAAATTCATTACGGGTATGGTAGTGAAAAAAAACACATACATATACATACCTATAATTCCTACTTGCATTTACATATCAATATCATCATCATCACTGTCGGCCGTGTGTTCTACGTATTTGTATGGGGTAGGTTTGAATTTATCGTTATTGGGGTTAGGGTGACCATAGTAGTTAATACCCCCTATGACACGCCCACGTTTATCCATACGCTTTATAGCAAGAATAACTTTAAGAACTTGTTTCTTTTTCATTCTTTCGGGTTGTGAGTAATCAAAGTTTCCACCACATAGTAAATTTTGAAATACGTGGTTGGCAACATCCATTTTTGATTTACCAGTGAAAGCGAAAATTCCTTTTTGAATTACACGTAAATCCACAATATGCATTTTACGTAATCCATCACGCACGTATTCAAAGTATTTAGCAACAAACGTTTTCTTAAAGGTGTAGTTCAGTATTTGTTCCCAAGCGGTAGGGGGGTGTGATGATAACCCAGTTGTCAAATAATCATCACGGCACAAATGGTTTCGTTCCCGTGCCCACTTGATTCCCGCTTCTTCATTTTCGGGAACATATGGGGTTGCAATAAAATCTAATATGTATTGGTTAATTGCGAATGGCAATTCCCCGCACTTGTAGAACTTGAAATTCTTTCGTAGTTCAATTACACGTGTGGAATAATCCATTCTTTGTTTTCTTTCTAATTTGTGGCGGGCAATACTTTCTTCTGCTTGTTGTTTTTCTATTTTGAATTTCAGTGCCGACAATACGTATTGTAAATCGGTAAGTGCCTCATATGCATTATCACCACCATTATCAAGAATTCCATAAAGTTCAGCGAATATTGGGTTGCGTTGTTCGGTATTCATTTTATAAGTTATTAGTATTGTTAATTGTGTAAAGAATGCGGTAAGATATGTGGCAGAAATTCATTTCAATTTTTTTTGGTTCAACAGTGGAATAGGTTGGCACTAAAAAAAGAACTCAACTTAGAAAAATGAAACTCAACTGGATAT